AAAGAAAAAGGTTATTTTTAAAACTTGCCCCAGTACCAATAAATATTGTAGAACGACCCCTTGCCCCCCCACCATAAATATATATACACGTCCTAGTTACACAATTTTTTTGCAATTTTTTCAGAAACTGTTATACTATATCTAAAATATAGATATGAGAGGAAATATTATGAGTGGACCTACACACAGCAATCGTAGCTTTAAACTAATGAAACCGATTACCATGAACGAAGGTGATTACATTATTGAAGTATGGGAGGGTTCTAACTGGGATGATACAACCAAGACCAGAGAACCAATCAAAGGTGCGATTGATATCAAGATATATCAGAAGATAGATGACGCATCAAAATACAACAAAGGCGATATAGTTGGTTTCTTTAGAGCATGGGGTAATACACCTAATTCTAAAGAGGAAAGTTTTGATGACGAGATCCCTTTCTAAAAAAAGAGTTGCACGACCACCTTTAGATAGGTTTGGTGGTGTACGGGTGGTACAGAAACGTATCCAGAAGTCTGAGATATTGGACCATAGTAAAGATGCAGTAGCTCAAGAACTGGTTGATATCGCCACAGCAAGTATTGATGAGATAATTGACTGGGATTCTACTGGATATGTTCGTGTCAAAAGTCCTGATGAAATATCTAACAAGGCTATGAAAGCAATCAAGAAAATTAAGATGACACCAACCAAGGATGGTCCCCAACTAGAAGTGGAACTACACGATAAGGTATCGGTCCTGAGAACTCTTGCCAAAGCAACAGGTATGTTGGAAAAGCAAGATGATATGGACAAGCCTTCTGTAGTTGGTATAGTAATGCAAGGACCTGGTACAATAATAGAAAGTGAAGTAGAAGATGTTGCGTATAGTGAGAAAACTGACAGTACCAGAACAGACAAAGATAATGAACCTAATGGTAAAGAAAACAATGTCAGTAAAAGTGATGGCACACATGATGGGAATGAAGGAAAGTAGTTACAAAGGTTTGACGTTAGGTAAGTCTTTGGCTACTGAAGAAAAGATAAATAGTATTATAGAGTTCTTGGAGGAACATGAGTAACGCCATAACAAATCTCAAGCTAGATTTTTCTACATCACCTATGGTATGGAAGTTCTTGCAAGATAAATCATTTGTGCGTGGTATCATGGGACCTGTTGGTAGTGGCAAGTCGTACGCTTGTGCTGCCGAGATTATGCTCAAAGCAGTTAGTCAAGTACCCTCACCGAGAGATGGTATCAAGTACAGTCGGTTTGTTGTCGTAAGAAACTCATATCCAGAACTAAGAACAACTACCATAAAGACATGGCAAGAGTTGTTTCCTGAGAATATCTGGGGACCTTTCCGTTGGTCTCCTCCGTTGACACATCACATAAAACTTCCGTCAAGAGACAACGCCCCAGGTATAGACTGTGAAGTCATATTCCTCGCTTTGGATCAGCCGAAAGATGTGCGAAAACTTTTATCCATGGAGTTGACAGGTGCATGGGTGAACGAGGCGAGGGAACTTCCCAAGGCAGTTATAGATGGATTGACACACAGGGTAGGTAGATATCCTACACTATCTGATGGTGGTGCAAGTCCTTGGCGTGGTATCATCATGGACACCAACCCTATGGATGATGACCATTGGTGGTACAGACTAGCAGAAAAAGAAAAGATGAGAGGTAAATATAAGTGGTCATTCTTCAGACAGCCAGGTGCTGTAGAGGAATGTAACACAGAAGAGTTGCCAGAGAACCCAGAGGCAAATGGCTTTGTGTTCTCAGCAAATACCTGGTGGGCAACTAACCCATTCGCAGAAAACAAAATGAACCTGCCCACTGGGTACTATGAACAAACATTACTTGGAAAGAATGTTGATTGGATACGCTGTTATGCACAGGGTTTGTATACCTATGTCCAAGAAGGTAAGCCAGTAATGAATGAGTATGATGACAACTTAATGGCAGAGGATGGACTAGAGCCTGATCCTTCTGTGCCTATACAAGTGGGTGTTGACTTTGGTTTGACCCCTGCTGCAATATTTGGACAGAAGATGCCTAATGGTAGATGGCATATCTATCACGAGTTGGTTACGTTTGATATGGGTTTAGAGAGATTTGGTTCTATGCTCAAGTCAGAACTTGCATCAAGGTTTCCCAAGTATGATACACTCGTATGGGGGGACCCTGCTGGTATGCAGAGAGATCAGATATACGAAGTAACTGCATTTGACCATCTGAAGTCTATAGGTTTGGTAGCACGACCAACAAATAGTAACGACTTCCGAGTACGAAGAGAGGCTGGTGCTATGCCAATGAACCGACTGATTGAAGGTAAACCTGGCATACTCATTGACAAGAAATGTCAGAGATTACGCAAAGCACTATCAGGTGGCTACCATTTTAAGAGGGTGCAAATATCTGGTGGTGAACGATATAGAGATACACCAAATAAAAACGATCACTCTCACGTTGGGGATGCGTATATGTATCTGGTTCTTGGTGGTGGTGAGCATAGACAACTAACAAGGGGACATAATCCAAAGTTCAAACAAGCAGTTGCGAACACAGATTTTGATATATTTGCATGACAAGTTCAGCCAAACGTAAGGGTACAAGAGTAGAAAACAAAGTAGTAAAGCTATTCCAATCTATGGATATTGATGCAAGGAGACAGCCATTGTCTGGTGCCTTGGCAGCTTTTCCTCATGATGTGCAAGTAGATTTGATAGGTGGACTCAACTGTGAGGTCAAGGCTAGAAAGAATGGTGGTGGCTTTACAACTATCAAGAAGTGGAAAGGCTCTGCTGATTTGTTGATACTGGTAGAAGATTATGAACAACCTGGTGTCTATATGGACTGGGTATTGTGGAAAGAGATAGCTATGAGACTGAAAGAACATGAATGAGGAAACGTTAGAAACGATATTCAGAACTTCTGGTACATCCTTGTCTGTTGTGCCATTCAAGTCTTATCTTCTCAACATCATGGATCTCAACGACCATGACCAAAAACATCTGAAAGAAATGCCATACTATGCAGACTACTTAGATGATGCGTCAAAGGATGGGTATGGTTATGCTGTCATAGATGGTGGGAAACCAATGTTATGCTTTGGTGTCAGTCCACAATGGTATGGTGTTGCAGAGCTTTGGATGATACCAGATACAAAATTGGTGAGCAAAAACAAGATACGATTTCATAGAGGTGCATTACGATTTATGGACCTGATAATGGAAGAGTTGAATTTACATAGAATCCATGTTACAGTTTTAGCTAGTAATATAAAAGCAATCAAATGGATTGAGAGTATATCCTTTGTACGAGAGGGTGTATTAAAAAAATATACCTTTGATGCAAAAGATATGATAATATATAGCAAGATGCGAAAGGAATAATATATGGGTATGCTTGTAAAGACACCGAAGTACACACCACCTCGGCAAGTAGCAGAAACAAGTAAGGCTCTAGCAGCACGAGAATCAAGTGCTGATGCTGCAACTAAAAAAGAAATGAAACAATTAGCAGCTAGAAGAGCAGCCATGAAAAGAGATCCAAGAAGTTTGCTTGGTACGACTGGGTTACTTGGAGTGCAAGATAATCAGCCTGTTACAGAACAGATGTTTGTGCGTTCACCAACTGATAAAGGTCCGAGGTACACATAATGGGTGGTATATTTAGAAAACCAAAGAAGCGAACGCCACCAGCACCCCCAGATCCAAGAAGGGAAGAGACAGCAAAGAAAACTGCACCTGACCAAAAGAAAGAAGATATTAGGGGAAGAACAGGAACAAGAGGGGGGTTATCACAAAATTTTGTACCTGTTAATGATAATTCGCCAACTTCAACATTAAGCGTGAGAGATCCACTAGGAGGAGTAAGAAGATGACGTATATTAGAAATCCAAAACTTAGAATACTAGATGATACACAGGTGGAGAATGGCTAGAAAGTTTAAAGAAGTAGCCAAGTCAAAGAAGGGTGTCCCTTTAAAGTATTTGTCTGGTGCAAAGAACCCAAAGGCAAAAGAGTCAGAGATATTAAGAACAAGACGTTTATACAAAAAAGGATTATTAACCAAAGCTATGATGGATGAAATATCCAAGAGGAGAGCAAATGCCTAAGTACCCTAGTAGTTACACTTCAAAGTTTAGTAAGTCAACACTTGACAAAGTATACAAGAGAGGTCTTGGGGCATATTATAGTAGTGGTTCACGAAACGTATCAGCACAGGCTTGGGCTATGGGAAGAGTAAAAAGTTTTGTAACAGGTAAAGGTGGTGCAAGGAAAGCTGATAAAGACCTGTTACGTTCCAAAAGGAAAGGATTAGTATAATGCCAGGAACAATGAAAATGTATAAAATGAAAAAGAAACCAACTATGAAAGGCAAACAGTCAAAGCTAGATGCCAACAAAGATGGTAAGATAAGTAAAGATGACTTTGCTATGTTGAGAAACAGAAAGAAGAAGGCGTAGTCATGGCTTATCATACAAAAGTAAAAAAGACAAAAAAGAAAAAGAAAAAACAAACAGCACGTTCTGCTAGAAAAAAAGGATTGATGAGGTATTAATGCCACTTATTTTTAGAAAAGTGTATGGTGATGTTGGTGGCAAAAGACAGGTCATCAGAACAGAAAAGATATCTGGTGATGCAGCAAGGGAGTACATTGCAAATAGAGATGCTGCAAGAGCAAAAGCAAAAGAAGAAAGAACTTTTGCTAATTTATTAAAAAAACTATTTTACTCAAAAGCTGTAAAAAAAATAGAAGAAAAAGCAAAGGTTTTTACAGAAAGTGTTGGTGGTACATACAACGAACAAACAGGGGAAAATATCATTCCATTAAATTTTAATCAACAACTTACTAAATCACAAATAAAAAAATTTCAGGCTGACTCTGATAAAAGAAGGGCAGAGGAAACGCAAACATCAAGATTTAATGTAGATCTTGGTATGCCAAATTTAGATTTACGTAGGAGAATAGAGGAAAGAAAGAGAAGAAATTTAGTAAGAGATCAGGCTTTAGCATCTGGTGCGAGGTTTGACCTTGGCTCCATGGGATTGATGGGTGAAGGCACTAACATAAATAACAAAGTAGATCAGACATTAGGTAATGCTTTTGGTAGTGGTGGTATATTTAATTTTAGGTTATTCTGATGGTAGCTAAAAAATATCAAAATCCGAAAGGTGGGTTGAATCAAGCTGGTAGAGAATACTTTAATAGGAAAGAAGGCAGTAACCTCAAGTCCCCTCAGAAGTCTGGTACTGGACCAAGAAGAGTCTCTTTCGCTGCACGATTTGCTGGTATGGAAGGACCTATGAAGGATGAAAAAGGCAGACCAACAAGACTTGCATTAGCACTCAAGGCTTGGGGATTTAGAAATAAAGAAAGTGCTAGAAACTTTGCACAGAGGCATAGGAAAACATGATGAAACTAAACGAAAGAGAAGTTCTGGACAGGTCAAAGAAAGCGTTTGGCAGAAAGGATTTGTGGAGAACAGTCTATGAGGATTGCTATAGATATGCACTACCTCAAAGAAATTTATATGATGGATACTATGAAGGTCATGTACCAGGTCAGAATAAAATGAATATGGTATTTGATAGCACAGCAGTTCATTCTACACAAAGGTTTGCAAACAGAATACAGTCTGGTTTGTTCCCCCCCTACAAGAAATGGTGTAGATTAGAACCTGGGGATGATATCCCACCAGACAGAAGAGCAGAAGTGCAACAAGCACTTGACATTTACCTAGACAAGATGTTTACAGTTCTTCGTCAGTCAAATTTTGACTTAGCTATAGGTGAGTTTCTGCTTGATCTTTGTGTCGGAACAGCAGTTATGCTCATACAAGAGGGTGATGATGTAAACCCAATACGTTTTACTGCTATACCACAATACTTGATTGCCTTAGAAGAAGGACCATACGGAACTGTAGATAATGTGTATCGTAAGTACAAGTTACGAGTAGAGGCGATAAAAAGAGAGTTTCCAAATGCAGAGATACCAGAGAGCCTTCTGAAACTTATGGAAACAAAACCACAAGAACAAGTTGAGTTGTGTGAGGCAGTCATATACGATATTGAGAGAGGTGATTATTGTTATCATTTGATATATGAAAAAACTGCTGAAGAGTTATTGTTCCGTAGAATGAATGAGACACCTTGGATTGTATCACGCTACATGAAGGTAGCAGGTGAGGTTTTTGGTAGAGGACCATTGGTAACTGCAATACCAGACATTAAGACACTTAATAAAACATTAGAACTGTTGTTGAAGAACGCATCCATAGCTTGTGCAGGTGTTTACACAGCAGCAGATGATGGTGTTATAAATCCATCTAATATCAGAATTACACCAGGATCCATAATCCCAGTAGCTAGAAATGGTGGACCTCAAGGTGCATCACTTGCACCACTACCACGATCTGGCGATTTCAATGTATCACAGATTGTAATCAATGACTTGAGGATGAATATCAAAAAGACGCTGTTAGACGATACTTTACCTCCAGACAATATGTCTGCAAGGTCTGCTACTGAGATTGTGGAAAGAATGAAAGAGTTGGCACAAAACATGGGTTCTGCTTTTGGCAGATTAATTACAGAAACTATGGTGCCAATAGTAACTCGTGTTCTATCTATTATGGACAAGAAAGGGTTGATACAACTACCTCTAAAGGTCAATGGACTAGAAGTAAAAGTTGTTCCTGTAAGTCCACTCGCTAAAGCACAAAACTTAGAGGAGATAAATGAGATTATGCAATTCGTACAGATAGCAGGTTCGCTTGGACCTGGTGGTATAGCTGAAATGAAACCTGATATGATCGCTACACACATTGGTGATAAATTAGGTATCCCATCAAATCTTAGAACAACACCACAAGAGAAACAAGCCATTATACAGCAGAGCATGGAAATGGCTATGCAAGGTCAGGGGATGGCACAAGGAGGGCAGCCACCTGAACAACCACCTATGGAAGAACCAACAAGTGCAGTAGCTGAAGAGGTTAGTGCATGAGTAAGACAGGGTGGGATGGCATACAGGTTCTTGATGAGAACCCTATGCAACTTAGAGATGATACTGTTGCTATTGATAAATCTTTTGCTAGAACCTTTGATTCAGAAGAGGGAAAGAAAGTTTTGAAATACCTAATCAGCAAAACGCTACATCAACCAACTTGGATACCAGGTGGGGATACTAGCTTTGGTTTTGCAAGAGAAGGGCAGAACAGTATTGTTAGAGAAATACAAACTAGAATTGAGAGGGCGAAAGCATGAATGACGAAAAAGAAATACAACAAGAAGGACTGATGGGAGAGGCACCTGTATCAGAAGAGCAACCTGTAGAAGAAGGCGTAGAGATACCCCACAAAACAGAAGAAGAAGATCAGCCAACTATAGAACCAGCCTCAGAAGATGAGGTCTTAGAAAAACCAGAGTTCTTGGAGGATAAGTTCTGGGATTCCAAAGATGGTGTTAAGGTAGAGGACTTAAATAATTCTTACAAAGAATTACAAAAGCAGTTTTCTATGGGTAAACACAAAGCACCAAAAGAATATGATTTGTCTGTTTTTGAAGGAATAGATGTAGAGGAGGACCCACTTGCACAAGAATTTGTAGATTGGGCAAATGAGAACAAGCCAACGCAAGAGGCTTTTGATAAACTAGTTGGTAAGTTTCGTGAACTAGCTGATGTGCAAGAAGAAGAGTCATCTATAAACGTAGAAGAAGAAACGCAAAAACTTGGACCAAATGCTACACAGATTATTAATGGTATCAAGCAATGGGGACAGGGTTTAGTTTCTAAAGGGGTGTGGTCAGAAAATGACTTTGAAGAGTTCAAGGTATTTGCTGCAACTGCTAGTGGTATTAATGCTCTAAACAAAGTAAGGAAATACTATGGGGAGCAACAGATACCTGTAGCTACAGTTGAGATGGATGGTATGCCAAGTCAAGACGAGCTATATGAAATGGTCGCTGATCCTAAGTATAAGTCAGATCCATCTTTCAGGAGACAGGTAGAACAGAAGTTTGCACAGGCTTTTCCTGGTAGTGTAGATACTGGTGAAATATAAGACTTGTAATCACTTGTAAAGTATATTATCATTATATCCGAGATAACGAATGTCCTATTCGCCTCTGGCTGGTGTGGAAGTGCATCATTTTTTAGCCGAGGTTCCCTCGATAACTAAAGTATATTTTTTTAAATGTGTTAAACAAGGAGTAAACTATGGCACAGTCAATCACTAATGCTTTTGTTACTTTGTTTGATGCCGAGGTGAAACAGGCGTATCAAGGAGAATCAGTTCTTCTTAATACCGTAAGGCTAAGACAAGGTGTACAAGGCAACACTTACAAGTTCCCAAAACTTGGTAAGGGTAGTGCGACTGCTCGTATTCCACAGACAGATGTAACTCCGTTGAATGTTACTTACTCACAAGTAACTGCAACAATGAGTGATTTCAATGCTGCTGAATACTCAGACGTATTCCACCAAGCAAAGGTGAACTTTGACGAGAGGTCAGAACTTGTTCAAGTAGTTTCAAAAGCTATTGGGCGTAGAATGGACCAACTAATTATTGATGCACTAGATGCAGAATCATCACCATCAACAGTTGCAAATACTGTTGTTACAACTGGTTCAGCAACTGCATCAAACTTGAACGTAGGTAAACTAATAGCTGCTAAGAAAGCTATGGATGCTAAGAACGTTCCGTTTGATGACAGACATATTGTGATTCACGCTAACTCACTATCTGGTCTACTAGGTGATGAGAGAGCAATCTCAAGCGATTTTGCATCAATCAAAGCTCTTGTTTCTGGAGAAATCAATACATTCCTAGGTTTCAATTTCCATGTACTTGGAGATAGAGACGAAGGTGGTCTATCTATTGATGGCTCAAGCGACAGGAAAATATTTGCGTATCACCGTTCTGCAATCGGTATGGCAGTCAACATGAACCAAAAAACAGAAATCAACTATGTACCAGAAAAAACTTCTTTCTTGGTCAACAGTATGTTCTCTGCTGGTTCTGTGTCTATTGATGGGGACGGTATCGTAGAAGTAACTTGTAGAGAATAGGAGGAATATTATGGCTTTTGATTCAACAGGACTACAACCAATCGGTGGTCAAGCTAAAGCTGGCAATGCTCCTCAAATGTGGAGCTACACATCTACAGATGCTAAGACAGCAATAGATGCAGAAGGCTACTTTAATAGTGCGTCAGGCGTACTAAAAGTAGGCGATCTTATCTATGTTCATGCGTCAACAGGTGGTACACGAACTTATTCGTTACACCCAGTTGTAAGCAACGCATCTGGTGTAGTAGACATTGGGGATGGCACAGCTGTCTCAGCTACTGACTCAGACTAAGACTATGGGGAGGTGTAACAGCCTCCCCTAACTACAAGGACTGAATATGGCAAGTGGTGATACAAACATAACTATCTGCAACCAAGCACTCAATCTTCTAGGTGCAGACACAATATCTTCTTTTACAGACACAACAAATGATGCAGCGACTGTATGCAACAACATCTATGAGACTGTTCAGAAACAGACTTTATCTCTATATCCTTGGTCATTTGCACTTACCAAACAACAACTATCAAGATCATCAACAACACCAGTAAATGAGTGGGCATACCAATATGACCTACCATCAACAGCAATAAGTGGGACACCATTACAAGTTTACAATTCAAGTTCCACAAGAATATTGCCAGTACAAAACTTTGAGATACTCTATACAACTAGTGGTCCAACCATAGCAACCAACGAAGAAACAATTTACATTGACTTCGTAACATCAGCAATTACAGAGGGTGTCATGCCTTCTTACTTCGTACAACTTCTTGTCTACATGATGGCGTGGCATCTAGCAGAGCCAGTAACAGACCAAATAACAAAAGCCGATTACTGGAGAACTGTAGCTCTTGGACCAGCACCAGAAAATGGCAGAGGTGGGTATCTGAGACAAGCAATGAATATAGATGGCAGAGGCAGACCAACTTACGCAATAGTAGATTTCCCATTGACAGATATTAGGTGATGCCATGAGTAGGGCAATCACAATACAAACTAATTTTACTACAGGCGAAGTTGATCCTTTGCTAAAATCACGAATAGATATAAAACAGTATTATAATGCACTAGACAAAGCAAGGAACATACTTATACAGCCACAAGGGGGTGTAGAACGCAGACCAGGTTTGCAGTTTATCAAACAAATAGATAGTGGTGGTTCACCAGAGAATGGCACACGACTAGTGCCTTTTGAGTTTTCTACTACACAGAGCTATATGCTACTGTTTGTTCACAACAGGGTTTATATTTACAAAGACAAAGAACTAGTAACTAATATTAATGGTAGTGGCAACGACTACTTAGCGACATCTATAACTTCTGCCTACCTTACAACTATGGACTTTGCACAGTCTGTTGACACTTTGATATTAGTACAAGAGGACATGACACCATTTAAGCTAGTGCGAGGTGCATCCCATAGCACATGGACTATCTCGGCAATCAGCTTTGACCACGTTCCCTATCATGCGTTTACGCTTTCAGCTAGTAACCCATCTGCAACTCTTACTCCTTCTGCTGTTGATGGTAATATTACACTCACAGCAGGTTCTGGCGTATTTAGTTCAGGCAACGTAAATCAATACATAGAGGCAGAAGATGGTCTAGGTAGAGCAAGGATCGTTGAATTTACATCTAGCACAGTAGTAAAGGCAATAGTAGAGATTCCGTTCTTTAACACAACAGCCTTGGCTAGTGGTGATTGGGCGTTGGAAACAGGCTATGAAGTAACATGGTCAGGCACGAGAGGGTACCCAAGAACAGTTGTATTCCATGAAGGCAGACTATATTTTGGTGGTACAAAATCTAGACCTAACACTTTGTTCGCATCAAGAGTAAATCGTTTCTTTGACTTCAATCCTGGTGAGGGATTAGATGATGATGCCATTGAGGCTACGCTAGACACAGGTCAAGCAAACCCAATAATAGGATTATTTAGTGGTAGAGACTTACAAATATTTACTAAGGGTGGAGAGTTCTTTGTGCCTCAATCATCACTAGATCCTATCACGCCTAGTAACATAGTTATCAATGGTGCTACTAGAAGAGGAGCCAAAGAAGGTATCAAACCTCTCGGAGTTGAGAGTGGCACTATCTTCATACAGTCAGCAGGTAAGGCAATTCGTGAGTTTTTATTTAGTGATGTAGAACTCAACTATGTGTCAAATAATATATCTTTACTAAGCTCACATTTACTAAACAGTCCAGTAGACATGGCACTACGAAAAGCTACATCTACTACTGATGGGGATTTGCTCATGGTAGTTAACACAGACGGAACTATGGCAACATACTCTATATTAAGAGATCAAAATATCACAGCACCATCACTAGCAAGTACAGGTCCAGAGGCTGCAACTATAACAGTATCTGACTATGCAAACATAGCTGTAGGCACAGAGCTTACATTTACAGATAACAATGGCACAGTCATTACATTACAGTCAGAGGCAATAAGTGGTTCAGCTCCATCATCTGCATCTGGCGACACACACTTCTTTAGACCAAACGAATCTAACAATACAACAGCAGACAACCTCTTTACTGCTTTTGGCAACATCAGTCAGTTTGTAGTGAAGAACCCAGCAGCAGCAGTCGTAACAGTCAAACGTGTGGTCCCAGGAGATGACAACTTAACAGTAACCACAACTGACAGTACAAGACTAACTGTTACTAATTTTGCCAAAACAGATCAGTTTTTGAATGTCGCTGTAGATGTAGAAACAATATACTGTGTGGTCAAGCGTTCTATTAATGGCTCAGATGTTTACTATGTAGAGGCTTTCAATGATGACAACACGACAGATAGTGCTATACTATTCTCAGGAGGCACACTACCAGGTAGCACATCTCTAAGTGGTTTAAGTCATTTGGAAGGTGAGACTGTCAAGGTTATATCTGATGATGCAATGCAAACAAATAAAGTTGTATCTTCTGGTGCTATTACATTGGATTCGGTACCAACAAGTTATGTTGAGGTGGGATTGGATTACACACCAAAAGTACAGACTATGCCTGTTGAGCTACAGTTGCCAAGTGGTAACATAGTAGGACAAAAGAAAAGAATAGTTGAGGCAACAGCGAACGTGTACTTGTCCCAAAACTTAACACTAGATGGGAATGATTTTGCTTTTACTTCTGCAACATTCTTTACTGGCAAAAAAAGGAGAAAACCTTTGTTGGGATATGATAGAGATGGACAACTTACGTTTTCACAATCTCAGCCATTGTTTTTTAATTTACTCGGTGTAGAATATAAAGTGAGTGTAGGACAATGAATTTTTTTACAATATTATCAGTTGCCTCGTCTGCAACACAATTATTCGCTAATTTTCAACAAGCAGCAGCTATGAGAGCTTACTATCAAGCACAAGCAGATGTATCACGCTTACAGTATCAGCAGAAAAGGATTGAGGCAAAAGAACAAGCTAATAGAGTATTAAGGGATGCAAATAGAACATTAGGTAGTACAATCGCACAGGCAGCAGCAGGAGGTGTGTTATCATCAGATGGATCAGTATTTTTAAATCAACTAACAACTCTAAGAAACGCAGCTATTGACTTAAATGCAGCAGATTTCAATGTCAACATATTAAGTAGTATTTCTGATTTACAATATAACAATATTACGCAAACAGCAAATCTACAAATACCAGGTGCTTTGTTAAATTCTTTATCAGGTTTTGGGACAGATTTGGTGAACATAAATCAAAGTGGTCTACTTAGTGGGAAAAGCAAAAAAGATATGGATTTCGTTACCTCACGAGGCACTTTTACGACACAAGACTTAGAGAACATGGATAGGGGTTTATAATGGCACCAAGGAGAACAACATTTGAATCAGGAACAATAGGAATGATTGACATTCCAAGTATTGAGTTTGGTCAGTTCAGAGAACAAGCTAATATATTTTCTGATTTAGAAACTAAACTTGATGCAATTACATCATTTGCTATTGAGAGAGGTGCAGAAGATGCACAACAAAGAGCAGCTACAGATTTCTTACAAGCGTTTGAACAAAACCCAAACTATGTAGATGAATTTCTAAAAGCTACAAGTGCAGAAAAAGAAAAGATACTTACATCTGGAGACAAGACTCTTTATGGTACTAAAACAAAACAACTTGGATTAGACGTTATAGAGAACGCTTTGACAACTGATGCAATCGCATCAATTAAATTAAACAAAGAAATAGCAATATCTGACAATTCTGTGCAACCAGAAGAATTTTTACAAAACCTAGATGCCATAACAGAAGAAATGACAAACCCACTTTTAGCTTATCCAGAAAGGTATCTACAATCTAGGAAACTAATCAAAGAACAGGCACAAGAGGCTTACGTAGAATTTATAAAGAAAAGAATTGAAAGAGACGCAGCAATAGCAGCTGAAGGTTACATAAGAGAATCTGAAAATATTGTTGTTCCAATAGACTTTGAAAATGATCCATACAACAAAGTAGAGGAGTACAAAAACACAATTACAATGCAAGGTTTAAGTATTAACGCAAGTCCAGATCAAATAAAAGTAGCCAAAGAAAATATACAATCATCTTTTGAAATCAACGCACAAAATATTTCACGTAGCGTAGCTAGTATAACAGACATAAGTTCAAAAAAATATGAAAATAGAGCCTTGTTATATAGAGCAATTACAACAAGAAACAGAGATGGTGAATTTGATAAATTCATTGAGTCATTGACAATCAATAACAATCTTTATACAGAAAAGGATCTCACAGACTTGTATAAGTTTCGTAATATGTTAGAAAGTTTAAGCAATGAGGATGTGTCATTATTAATAAGCGATATTGTAGGGAAAGAATTTGAAAATAATGATGCGATATTGGAAAACGAACAAACACGTAGAGAAACCGAACTAACAAATGCAGTTGACGAATATGAATTACTTAATCAGTTGTCTCAAACTACAGTAGAAGAAATACAAGAGAACGGATACAAAAATGTAAGAGAATTGCTAGACAAAATAGATGAGGCACGAAATAATATACTGGCATTACCTGGTGGATCCAAGGCTCTGAATGATGCAGACAAAGAAATACGAGACGCAACTAGTAGAATCTCTACAGCAAATATTGTAGACGAAATAAAATACGCCTTGCCAAGGTTTATGGGTGGTAGTGTAGATCGCATCAATAAATTAAAACAAAAACAAAAAGCACAAGGTTATATATCAAAAGCTGATTTAAATGAACTGGGTTTTAATGATTTGGACTTGCCACCAAATTTAGATAGATTTACCATAAGCTCAGGTGATTTTACTACTTTACTAGGTGATGCTGATACAGAAGATAAAGACGATTTCCTTGGATACAAACAACAAATAGCTGCAATGGTGAACAATCCCACTTTGACAGCAGCCTTAGAAAATTATAAATACCAACCTGATGACATAAACTTTCGTATGAATTTCCAAAATGCTGATGAAGGAAAAAAGGCATACGAATTGTATAACACCTTAATAAATCAAGCGAGAATATTGTATAAAGATAACAAGTTAACTCCAGATGTATTAAAAAATATGTCGTACAAAGTCGGAAATCAATCTCTAAACAACAACACCTTAATAGAAAAAACACAAATTAGTGCCTTTGCAACTAAGAACACTAGGGAGTACGTGCCTAATGCAAAAAACGACAAGAACGTGTCAGCAGACATTATAGCTGCATTAGATACTTATGAGATACCTTTTGTCATACGTTTTGATTTAATTGACAATGATAGAATTGCAAGAGCCTATGATTTATCAAAGATTGTTGGATCTGTAAATACACTTGATGAAGTTAGAGTAGCAAAAGAAAATATTAGAAATTTAGAGTATGACATTAGAATTTTGCAAGATCAGAAAAAGGCAGATATAACAAAAGCAATCGGAATAGAAAGCACGACACAGATGCTTAATAACTTGAAACAAATAAAGGATAATTTAATTAGACACGAAAGTTTTTTAATGGGATACGATATGTATACGGAGGGTTTTGATGAGTAACGAATTTGATACAAGGTTTGATGACATATATAATAAGGACAGGATACCTGGGCAAAGGACTGTCGGGTACGACAAACGTGGAAGGATGGTTCAAAATATTGACAGCACAAATCCAGCGGATCTTGCAAAAATAGAAACTATAGAAAAAGGTAGTCGGCTAGACGAAATTAATGAAATGACAGACGGAGGTATAGACACGCTATACGTTTCCTTGCAGTATGCAAAAAAGAAAGTAGACTCTATGTTCAAGCAAGTAAATAGAAAATATAGAACTGAGCAAATTATAAACACAATAAAATACGCACTAACGCCAGATGATGAGACACCAAACTATGGGGGAGTTGATTTAGTAGAATTGTTTAGCAAACTATATTCAATAGACAAAAAACAAGCACAGTCCTATGTAAAAAACATGGGGGAATGGGCATTGTCAAGCGAGGGTATAGAGGAGTTAGTAGATAGAATTAGCGAATCATTAGGTGAGATTTACATAGTAGAAAATACTGGTATGATAGATGAAGGTATGATTAAAACAGCATTTATTGCAAGAGCTATAGCAAAAGAGAATGTGCCGACAGAAGATCAAGAGACGGAGGAGATGTAATGCCAATACCTGTAATACCAATACTAATTTCACTAGCGTCAGTAGCACTTCGTTATGGACCTAAAGTTGTCAAGATAGTTAAGCAGACAAAAAAAGCAAAATCTGAAGGTGCGAAGAATACAAAGGCAGATCCTAAGAAAGCAAAAGAAGAAATTGATATTGCTATAAAAAACTACAAACAAAAAAACCCAAACAAAAAAACATTTGATACACAAGATGTTGTAAAGATAATAAAAGCCATTGAAAAAGCAAATAATGTTTGGGGATACAGCAAGTACAATATAGAAAGGGTAATAAACAAAAAATTAGAAAAACAATTTTTGTCCGAGTCAGACGAGGCTGATTTCATAAAAAAAATGGAACCACACATAGGTAGTGAACAAGCACAGACATTAGCTGGATTGCTGAGGTTTGATGTCGAGAGATTAAAAGATGAAGGTTATTTACAAGAGTATCAAGACAGCTTATTTAAAAATGTTGCCAACTACGTTGCTCCTTTAGATAGTTCTGCAATTCGTGGTGAGGAAGTAGATGCAACTATAGCTAATGCAACCAGAGAACAAATTATAAAGAACACAGAAAATTTACAATGGGATTCTTTAATTACAAGTTTGTTAAATAAACCAAATGCACAAGGTTTCAAAAATAGATCAGAATCACTAAAAGCAATTCTACTGAAAACGTCAATAGAAAGCGAATTGGATCGCCTATCACAATTAGTTATAGACGGAGTTGCTGATGATGGTCTTAGTTTTGAAGAAACAAAGTTAAAATTAGCAGACACAAAAAACATAGCTAGTGATTTGTTACCTACAATTTATGGAGGTATTAGTGAGTCTGGTGCTATCTTGCAATCTTTCAGTAAAAGAGATACTTTTCATGCAGATGTACTAGCAGAAAAAGGCGTTGATAATAAAGCGTATTATGAAACAATAATAGAATTTTACGACAAATATCAAGGTTTGACAGATGTTGAGCAATTTGCACACGCTTATAAAAACTCACCAACCAAAAGCAAATCATGGGTGGCTGATAGCACATTTTGGGACAGACCAAACAACCAATATGTATATAGCTTGTTGGGCAACCCTAATACATTGTTGAAAAACATTGAGAACAACACCTTTCGTATGGGTATGTTTTTTATTGAAGAGCCTACTGCTGCTTTGGTTAGTAAAATTAGGAAACAAATACCAGAGGCTAATTTTATAAATCCTAGCGAAGAGGGTGGTGTAGAATTTATTGATTGGTATATAGGTAACGTAGCTGAGATTTTGTCTTATAGAATGATGGCACAAAATGCAGCGGATGTTTGGCAAACTGATGTACCAATAGATCCTGAACAAAAAATATTATATGATAGAAAGACTTTTATGTCAGAAGAAGATATTATGGCACAAGATGGTCCAATCACAGGCAACAATTTCTATAAATATATACACAAGAACAAAAATTATTTTCAACAGATTACAGGCAGAGCATTAGTAACAACTGATGAGGCAGCAAAAACTATAGCTTTTAACAGGCAACTAATTATTGATGCTTATAAAAAAGCACATATTGTTCTAAAAGAAACAGGTGAGTATGACGCTGCTGTTGACGCATTTACAAACCACATAACAAATTATGATGCACGAGATATAGATTATGTTTGGGATGTTGCAAGGACTGAAACATTTACACAGTATAGGCAACCTAGCAATGCAGTAGAAAAATTTATTTCCAAATACACACCCTCTGGAGACAATCCAATCCTAAAATATTATGTCCCAATAAAAAGAGTTTTAATCAATCAATTAGATCAAGGATTAGGGTACATACCAGGTATGGGGTCATTTCCAGAATCAGAAAACCCTATCTTAAATATACCAAACGTGGCACAAGGTATATTTTCAAGAACAGCTACTGACAACTACAAGAGAGGTGGATCAGCCAAAGACAGACAAATAGGAAAGCAAGTAATAGGTGCTATGTTACTTTACGAAGGCTATACTCAGGCGTGTAACATAGACCAAAACAATCAAGATTTCTGTATAACTGGGACAATGCCAAAAGATGCTAGGACTATGGCTACTTGGAAACAGTTAGGACTAAGACCATACAGTTTTCATTTTAGAAAAGGTCCAGACTCAAAATACAAACATCTATCTTACGAACTTATTGCCCCATACAACATACCACTAGCACTATCTGCAAATATGGGTATGGTTGGAAATAACTATGATCCTGACTATTATGATGATTGGGTAGATGATACTTATTCTATAACACAAGCAAACGCTACCATAATACAACCATTAGTGGAATCTGGTCCTTACGCAAATTTATTAGACGAATTGTTTATGGATATATCAAAATTTAGTTCAGCAGAAAACAAGTTTGACGCAGCAGCTGCATGGTTAAGTAAAGTAGGATTTCAATATGGTGGTAATGTTTTACAAATGGAACTGTCAGGTGGTTTAGCAAATCCAGGAACCTTATTCTTTATAGAAAAAGCTGTAAATCCAGAGGCAAAAATCACAGTACCAGCAGACTTACAAAATGATCCAAACTGGGTAAATTGGGAAAGAAGTTACAAAACATATTTCCAAAAATGGAGATCAAAAACGCCAGGATTTAGTGAGAATCTAAACGACAAGTTAGATTGGCGAGGCAACAGTATGTTGCAAAATCCTGACATGACAACGAGATTTATTAAGGGTGATTATGTAGATATATTTGGTATGGCAACTGGACTCTATGATGCAGACCAAGAGCAAGACGCAACCTTCAACTACTTAATACAAAACAATGTTTATCCAGTAATCCCAAATATTGGTGAGGCTAGTAAGATTTTTGGAGTACGACTTGACGCTGATGAATACCATGCCTTTAGAAATGCGTTGGTGAAAGAAAAGATAAGCGTTTTAAGTCAAGATGGTGGCACATATATTGAGGATAAAGTAACATTTGCAGAGGCTATGGATCGTTTAGTTGAAGATGAAAGTTTTAAAAATCGTATCAATGTATCTAAATTCGGGATTGGAAAAAATAATATTATAGATAGCATAAGAGATCAATACATAGATGTTGCAAAAGAACGAACTTTGTTTATACATGGTGGGATACTAGACAGAGATCCAAAACAGACTTTTAAATTACAAGATATTATGGCAGAATAGGAGGATAAAATGGCAAGTTTTGATATAAATGAAGTGGCAAGAAGGACACAGTTTACCTCAACAGGGCAAACTGCTTTTGCTTTTAACTTCCAAGTCAATGCAACATCTGAGGTACAGGTGTTTGTAAATGACACACTCAAGGAGCTGAGTACACATTATAGTGTTGCGTTAAACTCAGACGGAACAGGTACTGTTAATTTTAATTCAGCTACCACAAGTGGTGAAGTCATTACAATTATAGGAGACCAACCCCTATCAAGGGCAACTGCTTTCCAAGTTGGTCAAGTCAACAATCCAACAACTCTTGAGACAGAGTTTGATAACCTTACGATTAGACAGCAACAGCTCAAAGAGATGATGGACAGGTCCATACAACTCAAAGCATCAACAAGACGTACAGTTACAGGCACAGGTACTTCTGGTCCACTACAGTTCCCTTATGATGACACAGCGTCAAACAATGCAAATAAAATAATTAAGTTTGATAGTAATGGTACAGCCTTAGAGCTTGGCTCTACTACTACAAACATAGATACATTAGCTGGTGTAGCAACAGAGATAGGACTATTGGGAACATCTGGCAATGTAACAGCTATGGGATTGCTAGGCACAAGTGCTGTTGTAGCTGATATGGCTTTACTAGGAACCTCTGACGTAGTTGCTGACATGGCTCTCCTAGCTGATAGTGCTGTCATAGCTGACATGGCTATACTAGCAACGACTGATGTTGTCAGCGACCTAAATACTCTTGCGACATCAGACATAGTTTCTGACATAAACACACTCGCTACATCAGACATAGTATCTGACCTCAATACATTAGCAACATCTGACATAGTAAGCGACCTTAACACTCTAGCAACTAGCGATATTGTTAGCGATATAAACACACTTGCTACAAGTGATGTTGTATCAGACCTCAACACGTTGGCTACCTCAGACTTTGTATCAGACTTAAATACACTAGCTAGTAGTACAGTAGTTAGTAACATTGCAACTGTTGCAAGTAACGTAACTGGTGTCAATAGTTTTGCAGAAAGGTATCGTGTAGCTAGTTCAGATCCTAGCTCTGACAATGATGCTGGTGATTTATTCTTTAATACTACAAGTAACACACTCAAGTTCTTTGATGGTAGTTCGTATAATGTGATTGCTTCTACATTCTCAATAGATGCGGCAAGTGATACTAATTTAACATCCCCAGCAGATGGTTCTTTACTATTGTATGATACTGGTACATCTAAGTTCATAGACAATGTAGTATCTGGTGATGCTACACTAGCTGATACTGGTGCATTAACGATAGCAGACAATGCTATAACTACAGCTAAGATAAATGCAGATGCAGTTACTGGTGCTAAGATAGCAGATGATGCAATCAATAGTGAACACTATACAGATGGTTCTATTGACACAGCACACATAGCAGACAACCAGATTACAAACGCCAAGATGGCAGATGATAGTGTTGGTGCGGCAGAGTTAGTTGACAACTCTGTAGGTGCGGCGGCAATCAATATATCTGGTAATGGCACAAGTGGTCAGATGGTAGTATCTGATGGTGATGGTTCATTTTCTTATGCAGATGCAGGAGGTGGATTTACACCAACAACTTTGAGTGGTACTTCACAAGCATTAAACGTTGGCTCATTTAACTTCTTCAATGGTGGCACACATAGCGGTGATACTACATTAACTTTTTCAAGTGTACCAACAAATGCAAATTGGAAGTATTCCTATAAGGCAGGTGGTGATGCTTTCAGATTAAATAAGTTTGTACATATAGGTCATTTTGCACCAAGAGAAAAAGAAGATACAAAAGAAATGGCAGGTGCAAAAGACATTAAGTTTCACGATAGTGGCACAAAAATGTATGTGTTAAGTTTTACAGATGGCATTATATATCAGTACACCTTATCTACGGCTTTTGATATAAATACAGCATCGTACTCTGGGAAAAGTCTTTCTTTGGCAGATGATAATTTCTCAGGTTTTGATTTGAAATCAGATGGCACAAAATTACTTGCTTTTACAGGTGATTCAAGTGGTAATAGAACATTTAAAGAGTATCCACTTAGCACTCCATTTGACCTTGCCACTGCAGGGACAAGGGTAAATAGTGCTGTTTTCAATCAGCTAAGTGCAGGTGATATTTTTGGTATGAAAGTAAATTCAGATGGTACGCAAGTATTTATGGCGGCTAATCAAGCAAGTCAAGAACGACTAGTTTTTATACGTTATGAATTTT